TCTCTATTCATCTTCAAGCACTCCCCACTCTTCACCATCGAAATGAGTTTCCTCATCGTAGATGTTATAGTCCATATCGAAAATCATCTCGCGGATAAGGTCGTGGATAGCATCGTCAACAGAATCATTATCTTCAATAAACTGAAGAAGTTGTTCTTCAGTAACTCCGAACTCATCTAGACGTTCTTGGTCAACCACATATTCTTTTACAACATATTCAATATTAGTTTCTGTGTGTTTCACTCTAATCATTATACATACTCCACATTTGCCATACATTCGGTAAGGCAGGCTACTAAGTTTAATTCATGGTCTGCAACAAACGCATTCTTGTATTGATAATCAGCAATAATAAGAATGAGTTGAGGCACACTCTCTGGTTTCACATGACCTTCCACACTGTCATATACACCACGGAAGATTGATGCGGGTTCGAGGTCGATATTGTTTACAACCCACTGACGCATCTTCTTGAAGTCTTTGTCCTTCAAATGTTTATATAGGTCACTGTATTTACTGTTGTCCTCAACGATGATATCAGTAGTGATACTACCACCGATACTGCCTCGTTGTAGTTCGTTCAGACCTCGACGAAAGTCGGGGAAGTGTTTCATCACCAGATTGGCAACGGTCTTACCATTGAACTCAATACCCTCTTTGACAAGGATATCACGACACCTTTGAAAGAACTGTTGTCCCAGTGTCGCACGGTCTTGATTGGTCTTGACGTTGAACTCATACACACCACACCGTGAGTGTAGGGGTTCAATGACACGGTTCTTGAAGTTACATGTCAGAATGAACCGACAGTTCTGTGAGAACTCTTCGATGAACCCACGCAGGGCTGGTTGTGTAGATTGAGGATTGAGGTAGTCTGCCTCGTCAAGGATAACAACTTTGTATCCACCTGACAGAGAGACAGACGATGCGAACTGTTTAATCTTACCACGCAGGGTGTCGATGTTACCTTCTTCCGAACCATTGATAACAATGTAGTCCAGACCTAGTTCGTTACAGATTGCACGAGCAACCGTGGTCTTACCCAGACCCGCAGTCCCCGTGAATAACATGTTGGGTATCTCACCAGAGTCAACAATCTTCTGAAAGGTTTCTTTCAGTTCACTTGGTAGGATAGTTTCTTGGACGGTTTTAGGGCGATACTTCTCGACCCAGAGGAATTCATTACTCATACTTTCTCCATAATAAAAAACAATAGTAACACACTATAATGTGTTTGTCAAGAAAAAAGTGGAGTGAGCGGAAAGGAGACGCTCACCCCACCCCATAAGTCGGCGGAAAGGAGACGCCCAGACTTATTCTTCGTCTTCGTCCACTTCTTGTGCGGATTGATACTCCTCACAGATTTGGACGATTTGCACCGCTTGGTCACGCAACTGGCCAATGGTCGAAAGTTCTTCACCTTTGAAACCGCCGCGTTGGACAACGGTATCAACTACGGCGACAGTAGAACGAGCGACACGATTACCAAGTTCGTAAATTGCGGTATGGTCTTCTTGCGGTGTTTTATCTTTTGCCATCATTATGCTCCATATGTTGATGATTTTTCAAGTGCAATAAAGTATTCAGTCGGTGACTGTTTACTCGTAAATTTAGAGATTAGTTTAGATGAAACCTCAACATCATAATCTTCGTTGATAACTTTTACATTACCAACATTCAGAACGAAGTTGAATTCAACTCCTTCTGGATATGTTCCTTCTACTTCAATAGAGAAGGTATTGGAAGTTCGGTCTTCGGTGTCAGTGACAGTCAGACAGACCGCACCAGTCGCAGGGGTGATTGAGATATTCTCATGACCCAGTGCAGCAGCGGCACGTTTTACTTTACCCAATGTGTCAGTATCTAGGGTGAATTTAACTTCCGCTTCTGGCATGTCGATGTTACGGCCTGGCGATGTCAACATCTCAGGGTCAGAGAAGAAATACTTCACCGATGAACGACCCGTGGAGTCACCGACCACAACGTAGTCAGACTCAAACTTTAGACGGGGTTCGTCAACCAGAGACAGGACATTCAGAAACTCATTCAAGTCGTAGATGCCAAATGTCTGTGGGAAGGATTCGGTTGTCTCGGCAGAGGACAACACGTTACGCGCAACCGAAATAGTCTTCAGTGTGTTACCTTCAGTAATCACAATGTTCGGATTAATGGTTGCATAGTTTTTCAAAATGTTTAATGTAGTATCAGTTAGTTCCATAATATTAACCTTTCAGATTTCAGTATGTTTATACTATAACATAGTTGACGGATAATGTCAAGCAGCTTTTAACTTCGAGAAGTTCTTTTCTTTGACAAATTCTATTTTTCGTTGGAATGCTGCATCTTCCAACTCAGACTTGTGAGAGATGACAAAGACATTGGTGTCTTCGGCGACTGTCGCAATAATCTTCATCAGGTTCTCAATACCTTCCTCGTCCAGTGACGAGTCAAAGGTTTCGTCCAACACTAGTAGGTTGGTTGCCACAGAGTTCTTCATCTTGGCAATCTGTCTCCATGTGAACAACAACGACAAGTCAATCCGTTGTTTCTCACCCTCAGAGAATGAGTCGTAGGAGAATGCGTCACGGTGTCGTGACCGAATGGTTTCCTCGAATGCCTCGTCCAAATTGAAGTGGACAAAGAAGTCAAGGATTTGTAGATACTCGTTAGTCAGTTTGTTGATGACAGGAATATACTGTTTGATAATCTTGGTCTTGATACCAGTATCCTTCAACATCTCCGCACTGACCCGATAGTAGGAACTCTGTTCTGCGAGTTTATACTTATCGTCTTGTAGACCCTCTTTCTCTACACGGAGAACTTCCAGTTCACTATTCGCTTCGCTGAGGTCACCTGTCTCGTTATCGATACGGGAGAGGTCAGACTGAAGCCCATCGATGGTTCTGTTAATTGACCCAATCTCTTGAGTATTTGCATTGACCTTTGACTGCCATTCCCGTATAGAATCCAGTTGACCTTGGAGTTCTTCTTGTTTCTCCAGTAGAGATTTCTTCTGCATCTCACCCATGTCGAGTGCATTCTTGATAGTCCCCGCTTTGGTTTTACATTTATCGAGATGATAGTTCTTCGTTGTCTCATCAATGTCTTGTTCACATGTCGGACATGTATCGTTCTCTTGGAAAAACTTCGCCTGCTTGACAACTTCTTTTTGTTGTGTTTTGAACTGCGCCATGTATTGGTCAATGGAAGCAATATCCGAAGATACCTTAGTTGTTCCCTCATTGACACTTGGGGACTTCTCAGTGATTTCATTTGTCAGTTCCTCATTCGATTCGTTCAGGACACGAATGTCTTCCTGCAAAGATTTGATTGTGTCGAGTTTCTCTTTTTTCTGCTGTGCAGTTATTTCACTCAGGTCTCGAAGATACTTTTTCTGTGCGTTAATCTTCGTCTCTACCATACTCAGTTCATGAGCATTATCACTAATCTTGTCTTTGAGGATAGACATTCGTTCCTTTAACAACCCGTTCATCTTACTGAACACGTTGATATCAAGTAGGTCTTCAATCACATCACGCCGAGCTTGAGAGGTAAGTTGCATGAAAGGCACAAAGGATGAAGACCCCAGAACCACAATTTGATGGAAGGACTTGTGGTTCAACTTGATAATATTATTCTCCAGCATCGTTTGATATTCCCGTGCATGAGAATTCTGGTTCACCATATTACCATTGACCCATATCTCAAACTTTGCTGGTTTGATGCCACGGACAACTTTGTAATTTTGTGAACCAATCCGAAACTCAACCTCGACCAACGTGCCTTTTGCATTGATGGAGTTGACGAGTTGTGGTTTCGAAATCTTACGGTGCGGCTTACCAAATAAACCAAAGGAGAGAGCGTCTAACATGGTAGACTTACCCGCACCGTTCTGACCCACCACCAGTGTGGTAGGAGAAGTATCGAATTCAATCTCTGTAAAATTATTTCCCGTCGATAGGAAGTTCTTGAATCTCAGTTTCTCGAAATGTATCATCTTCTGTAAGACCGCACCAGTCGCACGGTGTCCCTTTCTCAAATCCCATTATGTCTTTCTGCACTTTACAATAGTGTTCCCAGAAAGCAAATCCATCACTAAATCCTAGACCCATTACACAATCTCCATTGTCTGTGCTTCCATCATAAGGTCAGATATCTCTTTCTTAATCCTACCCTTATCTAGGTCTGTATTAACAGCATCAATATAATTATACACGATTGTTTCGGTATCGTCAAGAGAAATCTCTTCGTCCCCGACATTTTCTCCAATGAACTCTTTGAAGTCCTCTTGGATTTTCAACTCATGTATCTTCTGAGCCTGCACACGGTCAATGAACCGTTCAAACTCATAGGGGTCACCCTTGTTGGTGACAATGACCTTGACGAACTTGTTGTCCAAATACTTGAGGTCTTTGAACTTGTTCATGTTCTCGTGGTCGTAGTAAATCTTCTCATAGATTGTGATTGGGTTACGCACCGCCGTCACTTCTCTTGTTTCCGTATCAAGGATATGGAAATACTTGTCATCGTTGCAGTCGTTCCAGAAGAACTCCATCTGACTTCCCAGATAGTGAATGTTACCCTGTGATGACTTGGCGTGGAAGTGACCAGAGAGAACTGACTCAAAACGGTCAAACAGTTTCGGTGACATACCATCTTGACATGGCATACCCTTCTGCATTTCAAACCCTTGTAGTTCTAAGTGTGCGCCAATGAAGTCTACCTTACAAGTCTTAATGAACTCTACGGACTCCTCTTCATTGTCAGGACAAATCCACGGAACAAGCCCCATCTTCAAACCATCATAGTCCATGACCTTTGGTTTGAGAATAAGATTGACCTCATTCATGTAGTGACCCTGCAACTCTTTGAGAGCGTTCAGTTCAGTCGTGTTCTTATAATACATGTCATGGTTACCAATGATGATGTCCATCGTGATACCATGTTGACGCAAAGGTTCTAGAAAGATTTTGCGATTGTGTTGCAGTGCCTTGAAGTTGATTGTCTTACGATTGTCGTAGTAATCACCCAAGTGCAGAATGTGTTTGATATTATTCTCTAACAGATAGGGGAAGAACACGTCCCGATAGAACTGTTCTTGGTAATCCATAAAGATGTCAGAGGAGTTGCGAATACCGCAGTGCGTATCATTAAGAATCGCTATCTGCATTGCGAACTCTCCTCAGTGCTTCGGCCATGCTTAGTTTTACGGCACTACTATTCTGTAGTTTGATTGCCTTCTTACGTTCTTTACGAACTGTAACTCTCTTCTCTTTATCCATCAGTAACTTAACCTCTCTGACTCAATGATTGTTCTACTCTCTTCTATCCACTCTTGGTAAGACTCATTGTCTTTATAGAACTCACGTTTCTCAGGTGTGCCAAAATACTCGACAACCCATCGCGCTTGTTCTAGAGTCTTCCCGTGATAAGATAAGTTTTTCATTTTTCCATTATACCAAATACGACATACAATGTCAAGTAAAAAGATTGGCTCCACCTGCTGGGCTCGAACCAGCGACCTAATGATTAACAGTCATCCGCTCTACCAACTG